GCTCAGGCGCAAATGCCTTATAAGCATGCGCCAATTCAATCGGTGTCAGATCCCAAAAATCCTTTGCTGAAAGATGCAAAATCCCAAAACCAAATGCCATTGCATCTTCCCAAGGAAAAGCCCTCATTTTTCAGAGCTACCAAAAGTTGCCTTAAGCAAATCAACAGAAATTTGCGCCGCTCCCCTAAGCCCACCTTCAATACTCATACGTGCCAAATCATCATCACTAATTGCATTACCACCGCCTCGCAGTCCCGCCCCAATTATCACCATAAGATCCCTCGCACTAAGCCTTCCAGCTTCAAATCTTTCACTTAACCCAATCAGATCTTTCGCCTGCATTTTAGCCTCTAATTCTGCCAATGCTCCAAGCGTTAAACAAAGCATATATTTTTCACCATCAATCACAGCCTCAATTTCACCACGTAAAATATTAGCCATCTAAACCACCTCAAAGCTAAGTGCACCAGCGCTTTCAAGCGCAATATCAAATGTCACCTCACCCCCATGATCAGCAGAAAACTCAAGCGCAACAATTTGAAATCCACCCTCAACAATACCAAAATCAGGAATGACTAACTGCCAATCAACAATGCTACCTTCAAAAAATAAATTGCGAATTTTAGCATCTGATATTTTGTCTTTAAACACCCCAGCACCGCTTAATGAGGCACGCTTAATGCCACCCCCACTTAACAATTCTCGCCATTTTCCAACCGATTGAGAATCGGTAACATCAATTGAAGCTGCATTAAAACTTAGCGAGCGCGAACGCAAACCAGCAACCGTTAAAAAACTCCCAGCACCATTCTCATCAAGGCGCAAAAGCATGTCTCTACCACTTTGGGCACTCATTTTATTTCTCCATTATTTCTTGAAATATTTTTATAAAAATCAAACAGGTTCAGTGAAAAACTGCAAAGCAACAATAGCCTTTGCTCTACTAGTTTTCATATCAATCATAGTTTGGGTTTTTTGATGAATAGCATTAGTAACTAGCAAATTAGAACTTGATAAATCTGCTGTCAAAGCAATGCTAACTACTCTTTCAACAATTTCTAAAACCTGCTTCCTAGAAGCATCTTCATGCCAACAATGAAACAGCAGGCTATGGTAATAACAAGGAGTTTCATCACCATCATTTTGCCTAACATCATGACGTGCAATTGTAATATATGGCGGCTTTACATTCTTAGGAGGCGCATCAAAAACCGCCCCCGATCCTAAAAGCAAAAGCAATTGCGCATCAGATTTAAACGCCCCAACCAAACTATTTTGCAAAGCAATTATTGGATATGTCATCAGCCCACCACCGATTTCTTAGATAAGTAAATTTTAATATAAGCCCGCCGCCCATTCAAATCCTGCACCGATAAAACCTCTAAATTCTCACCCCGATAAATCACCCTATCCCCAACAAAAACATCACCCCTAAACCGCATCACAATCTCATGACTAGCCATTACCCCACGCGCATCATTCTCAAAAAGAGCATGCCCCTTAGCACTTTTCACCTTCGCCCAAACACTAGCCAGCGGCACATATTCACTGACATGACCACCCTCCGTTTCAGCGTTCATCACCTTATTCAAGAGCTGCACTTTTTCACGCAATACCCCAATAGCAGGAATTTTTTCACTCACAATTTCACACTCCGATAAGAGGCAACCAAACCATCAAATCCAACTGGAACAACTGAGCCAGAACCTGCAATAATCACCGCATCACGATGCTCAAACCAATAAGCAATTAAAACAAATATCGCCTGCTTCAAATCGTTGGGAACATCATCAGAGCTAGCCCCAAAACCTGCAACATAATCAATTTCAACAGCCGCTCTTTCTCGCATAAGCGGCAATCCGGCAATAGTTTTTGGTAAAAATATCCGAGCAGGACTAACCTTAGTTTCAGGCTGAAATTGCGCCAAAGCAAGTAAAATCTCATTGCCATCAAAATCATAAACCCTAACTTGAGTAAGCGACAAAAGCGGTGCAACAGGCAAGTTAACAATTTTATTACTAGGAAAATTATCACAAATAACTCGCCAACTTTGCGCAATCATTGCCCTGCTAGTAATACTCTCAACATGCAACCGAGCCGCTACAATTAGACTAGTAATAAAACCATCTTCTTCAACGCCATCAACACGCAAAAATTCTTTAGCCTCAACAAGCGTAACTGGCTCTTGAGCGGGAGCGCTCAACAGATATGAAGTCATCTCAATCTCACTATTTTTGAAAATTTATAAAAAAAAGAGGCGAGATTTCCCGCCCCTAAACTAAACTCTAGCTAGCTGCAAATTTAAGCAATTTAATCGCATCAAAATCAGACACACCACCGCCAACACGCTTAGTAGTATAAAATAAAACATAAGGCTTCGAAGAGAAAGGATCACGCAAAACATTAACCCCTTGACGATCAACAATCAAATAACCACGCCCAAAATCACCAAAAGCAATCGATGTTGAATTAGCTGCAATATCAGGCATATCTTCAGCTTCAACCAAATTAAAACCAAGCAATGTAGCATTGCCATTGGGTAAAAGCGAAGGCTGCCAAATATAATTTCCGTTTGCATCTTTAAGCTTACGAACTGCCGCTTGGGTTGAACGATTCATAACCCAATTCGCATTTTGGCGATAACCAGATTTAAGCGAATAAACCAAATCAATAAGCACATCACTTTCATCTGAAAGCGGCAAAGCACCCGCTTCACCTGTGGCAATATAGCCAATATCTCCCCAAGACCAACTAGCCTCATCAACAATATTTTCAGCCAAAAATCCTTTAGGTTTATTAACCCCATCACCATTGATAAAAGCTGCCGTTTCTTGCTCAGCAAAAGCCCCATTAACTTCATCAGCAATCCAAGCACCAACATCAACAACCGCATCATCAAGAAAAGCAGAAGTCGCCGCAGGCATAGCATAAAGTTCCATCGTAGGATAAGAGATCTCACTCAAAACTTGCGAAGAAGTCTCAGGCCTAACATCAGTTTCACCAACCCAGCCAACCGCAGGGCCAGAAATAGAAATTGCCTTTTTATAAACAGAAGTTGAAACAATTCGATTTCCTGCAATCGCACGAATTGGCGAAATATCTTTCAAAAGTCTAGAAATTTCCACCTCTGTTTCAGCAGGCACAAGATAGCCACCATCAGAATTAGAGCCAACAGAAAGCGCCTTTTCTTCTCCATGTTTAATATAAGAAGAAAACGCATCTTTATACTCATCATTAGCCAAACCACTGTTGCCAACACCCTCAAGCACAGGGCGAGAACGCTCCGCAACAGCTCTATCCATAATAGATTTCTGCTCATCAAGCGCAGCATTTATACGGCTAAGTTTTTCCTCAACCACAATATCGCTAGAGCCACGTTTTTCTAAACTATTCAGGCGCTCATCATTCGTATATTTAAATTCTTCAAAGGCAGACATAAATTGTGAAAACATACCATTCACATCATTCAAAGCCTGCCCTGCAGTTGCTTTTATTTCAAGATTTTCATTTTTATCCATGATTATTTTTTCCAAAACTTTCTCTTTTTAATTTCTAAATAGTGAAATAGCGGCATCTAATGATTGCGCTAATCGCATATCACTATCCACCAATATTGCGCCCGAACTAATTCGAGCTCCCTCCATCATCGGAAAAGTGACAATGGAAATTTCCCAAAGATTTATCTGCCAAAGACGCCGATACGAATTTACCTTATCCTTGCTAGCTCTCTCCGTTCTAAAGCCAATAGAAAGCCCATCAAGAGCCTTGTTCTCAATCAAAGTGCGCAATGAATCAGAGCGAGCAATACCAGCTAAAAGCCGCCCCTCAACCCAAAGACCAAAGCCATCTTCTTTTATAACTTCCCAAATCCCAACAGGCTCTTTAGGGTCATGTTGAAAAAGCATACGAATCCCGCTCGCACCTTTTTTTGCCAAAGACTTTTTAAAAGCCCCCGCCATAACAATATCACCACCCTGATCAACCTGCCCAAAAACAGAGGCATAACCAGCAAATCGCCCATCACTCTTTATCGGAATACTGGTAGCACTCATTTATTTTTACCTCTATTTTTATGAACTTTTTTGATTATATTTCTTGTTCTGCTAGTTTTTGGCGACTTCAAACCAGAAGCTAAATTCCAAGCAAATTGCCTAAAAACTTGCCTAGCCTCTCCGTTAGAAATTTTTGCTTTTAAATGATTTTGCATCACTATTTATCCCTCTTAAAAAGTCGATTAAGCGAGGCAATTTCAGATACAAATTCATTAAATCGCCTATTAGCTGCTGCCAATTCTTTCAACGTCCAAAATAATAATCCACTTGCCCCACTTGCCCATAAAAAAAGCGCCAAATGCGCTAAATCTCCACGTTCCGAAATTGTCTTTGTTAACTCGTCCATAAATTTCTCCATTTAACAATACTACAAAAAACCCCTTCCTTAGCCTCTCTCCCCCTTGCGGAGAAAAATTAAGGGTGCAGGTTAAAACATAATGAAAATAAAGAAACCTAACGCATAGGCAAACCAACTTGCTCACGCTTCTCATCATCATCTAAAAAATCAGCCGAGCTGATACGTGACCAAAGCGCTGCCCTATCTTCAGCTAAAGCTTCAATCTTTGAAACATCAGGAACAATCTCAAATTCATCTTCAAAAGCAAGACTAAGCCAGCTAGTTAAATCAGCCGCAACCCTATGAACTAATGGCATCACACTTTGACGCCATAAAACCTTATTAGCCTCTGCATAATTTGCATAAGTATTATCACCGGGAATACCAAGCAACATTGGAGGCACACCAAAACTAAGCGCAATTTCTCGTGCAGCTCCATTTTTAGCCTCCATAAAATCCATATCCTTTGGTGTCAAAGCGATAGTTTTCCAATCAAGCCCACCCTCAAGCACCATCGGACGACCCGCATTATTCACCCCTGCAAATCCTTGCTCAAGCTCACTTTTTAATCGCTCAAATTGATCACTGCTCAAATTTCCATTCGCCGCCGAATAAACCAAAGCCCCAGATGGACGAGCCGCATTTTCAAGCAAAGATCTATTCCAATTTGATGCTGCATTATGAATTTCAAGCGAAACCCTAGCGCTCTTCAGCGGACTAAGCCCATAGTAATCATCATTCGGATTAAATAATTTCAAATGCAAAATCTTAGAAATTGGCGCACTAGATTGACTAATTTTCCTAACTTTATTTCCCGCCTCATAAGAATAGGCAATCGGATACCCATCTTTACCAACAACAACACTCATACGATCAGGACGCAAATCAAACAAAGCCTTAACCTGTCCATCAACAAACACCGCCTCCAAATAGGCATTACCGCTAGTTTGCAAAAAAGAATAAATCCGCTCCATAAATTGCTTAGATGAAATATGCGAATTTGGATTACTTAATAGGGAAAGCACAGGATGTTCACTTAAATTTTCCTCCCCCTCTTTCACCATAAAAGGAACACGAGCTCCCGCCTCCGCAATCATTCTAACACAGCGGTAAACAATAGGATTATTTTGATATCCCTTATTGCCAGAAACAGAGCTAGAGCCAACTCCAAGATGACCATCAGCCATATCAGTGAATGAAAATAACGACTGCGATTTCATTTCCTTAGGCGTGTTTACGCCCCCGCCCTTTAAGCGATTAAACCAATTAACCATGCAATATTTCCTTTTATTAAAACTCTAAAATCTACGCATTCGTGGCATATTTTTATTCAATAATAATTCGCTAATCGCCCACACCATTGCATCAACTCGATCAGGCGAATGCCCATCACTCAAACCATTCGCTCCAAATGCACACATCTCATCTTCAAGCTCATTTAAGCCAACTTTATGCAACACTAACCCACGCGCATAAAGAGCAGCAACTGGCTCAGCTCTTACCCATTTCGAGCGAGTAGCACGCACCTGTTTTATCGGGATATTAGGATCCACTTGAGCAATCATTTCGCTCACCATATCCCCACCCTGATTAACCTCAACAATAATAGCATCAGCCCCAAAACTATCATAAGTGGCGCAAACTCTTTTCGCCCACGCTAAAGGCTTTGCAGGCTTCAAGCTCCTATCTGCCAAAACCACAGCCCGCTCACCAGCCAAACCCGCAACAATAATCCCACAAGCATCAGATTTCTTATGCGCCGAGATAGGAGGATCAACTGCTACAATAATACGCCCAACTTCAACCTTTTCAATCACACGAACACTTTCAATCATCGAGCGCGGCCAAAGCGCATCAGGCAAATCTTCAATCAATTCGCCATCAAGCTCTTGACGACCCAACACCGAGCCACGATAGCGATCAACAATCTGCTCCAAAAAACTTGTTGCCAAATTAGCCCGATTTTCATCAGTTTTCATCTTAGTAATAACAGTGTTTTTCTCACCAAGCAGCCGCTTCAAAAGCTTTGTAGGACGTGGCGTAGTGGTTGCCAATTGCATTGGGCGCTCCCCAAGTCTAAGCGCAAATTGCAACATGTCCCAAGCCTCTTCAGCATTAGGCCATTTGCCAATTTCATCACACCAAGCCGCCCCAAATTGCGGACCACGAAATCTTTCAGGTTCAGAGCCAGACATTAAAATAGCCTCCGCCCCATTTTCCCAAACCAGTTTATTTCTTACCTGATCAAATTTTGGGCGCTCGCTATTAGGACAAATATTTAATATTCCGCTTTCACCCTCAACCATAATAGAGCGAGCTTGCGCAATAGTTTCACCAACCAAAGCAATTTGCATAACTGGTTTTTTCCCCGTTGCAAGTGAGCGAACCCATTCCGCACCCGCACGAGTTTTACCAGAACCACGCCCCCCCATTAAGAGCCAAGTAATCCAATCACCCTTGGGCGCTAATTGCTCTTTCCTTGCCCATAATGACCAATCATAATATAATTCTTCAATCTCATCTTTACAAAGAGAATTAACATCAAACTCCTCGAAGTTGCTCAATTCTATCACTCAATTTTTTCTTCAGTTCCCCAAGCTCTTTCGAGCGTTTTTTATTAGGTTTTGTTGCTCTTTCTTTTTGATCAAGATCAATCAACTTATCCAAATTCCGAGTAATCACACCTAAAAGTGCAACTTCCTTATCTCCACTTTCAACCATAGCATTCTCCAATTGGCTAACCTGCTTCTCAAGCACAATGAATAAGCGTTTAATCAACTTAGAACGATCAAACTCATCTAATTTTTCACGTACCATAAAAATTCCAAAATCGCAGAGTTAAAACAAAAAAGCAAAAATATAGACTAGGGAGAAAGTCTAACTTTTGCTCTTCAGCCGCAACTCTGCGACCATGACATAAATATAGCTCAACCAAGTGACACGGGGATAACTTCTTTCTTCCTCCTCCCCTAACTCAAGGAGAGATTAAAAGTAGAGGTTAAAATAAAAAGACAAAAGCCAACGAATCTAATAAAATAAATTAACAAAATCACAAAAGGTCACATTTTGAGAATTCCAAGCGATACAGCCTCAAATACAAATTCAGCCCGCTCCAGTGTGCTACAAGCTTTAGGCTTACGTCCGGGGCAAACATTCACCGCTCAAGTTCTTTCGATAAGTTCAAGCGGCATGACAAATCTTAAAATCGGCAATCAACAAATTACCTTAGCCCTACCCTCAAAAGCTGAATTAGGATCATTCTTACATTTCAAATTTGAAAACGGCGGAGCAAAACCACAAATCACATTATTAGGTGACGCTCCAAACCCAAAACAAAATA